GCTTACGGACAATATCTTTATTTGCTTCAATACCAGAATTCCATAATGAGGAATTATGTTCACAAACGGGACATTGTTGATTGAGTGTGGTTAAACAATTATCAATTAACCATCCACCTGGACCTTGAAATCCGTGTGAGAAAATCTTCACCCATGGTAACGCATCATCACCATCAACTGCTGGTGCTGGGAGGAAACGAATCGTTGCCATGCCATTGCCAGATTTATCTACGGCTGGGCGCCAGTAGTTATCTGATTTATCGTTGCCTTCGGATGAGGTATTAAGTGCCTCGATTGCTTTAGATAGTTTGTCGAGGTTGCCAGATTGGCGTTTGAGGTTCGCAAATGAACTCATAATTTACTTCCTTTCGTATAAACGGTGTATAAACGGTGTATTAAAAACGACTTGTCCACATACTTCTCATAATATAGTAATATTTATCCAATGTCAAGTGTACATCTTCAAAATACCGATGGTAGTAATGGCGTCCGTGTGAAGTATACCAATACCACCTTCAACTCGCCATTGGTCGATGTTCTGTGGTGTATCATCAATCAATAGTGAATTCGAATTAGAAAAATCTCTCTTAAATCTTTTACCTGGAACCAAGTTCACAGGAAACTCAATGTTTTGGTTATTCAACCATTCAATCTTTTGTTCCCGAATCTCTGCATCCCGTTTCTCAGAAGAAGTGGAAGAAAGAATCTCTGTTGGTACCTTTAATGACCTGAGATAGTTAATTAACTCGATAGCATCAGGCATCAAGTTCAATGTAGCAAACTGCCTTTCAGCAATGAACATGGTGAAGAACTTGTCAAAGGTTTTATAGGTGTCGGCCTCTTTCGGTTCAATTTTGTACAATTCCTTGTATCGTTTATTGAAATCGGCAATCACACCATCCATGTCCAAGTAAATCTTGGTAATCTTATGCATATTCTTTAATCTTTTCTTTCAAAATTTGTTTGAACTTTTCTTTATCATAATGTAGAAATGGTTTATATTTCACACATTTAGTTTTAAAACTAGGCCAAACAATATCATCATATATTTCTTTTTCCCACATCGGGAAAAAATTCATCAGGTCGTTCAAAATGATAAGTGTTTCAAGTGTTATATCTCCTTGTGTAGTATACTGCATTAACTTAGGAAATTCATTGTTTCTTACCACTAATAAATCATTTGGATTTTCTACCTTATCCAATAATACAATTATATCATTTTCAAAGGTATATGTCAAGCTTTGTTGAGTTTTTTGCCACTTGGTATAATTCTCGTCACCATCCTGAAGTAAATCACCTACCCAATCACCTTTGCCTTGTATAAAATTGGCAATATAAAAGTTCTTGAGTTCTTCTAAATCATATTTACGAGATAGTTTATAGAATTGGTATTTTGATTTGTTGGTAGTAAATGTTTGCTTAGATACATTTGTTTTTCCGTTGTATCTAAAGTAATCATAAGATTCGGAAGTAAAATGTAACTTCAAAGCATTCCATAAAGCATATGCGGCAAAACCGGTATTCTCCGTCATAATTTAAATTGGCAATCTGGATGTTTTCTTCAACATATTATTATCTTGAGCCTCTTCTTTAATCTTTGATTTAAGTGCGGGTGAGATTAATGTTGCGGCCACTTCAATTTCCAAACCAGTTTCTTTGCAATGATGGCAGATAGCGTCCATATAACCTAAACGATTTTCTATCACCAAATTTTCAATCATCATACTAAATTTTTTAATTTCTTCACGATTAGGCATAATTTAAATTCTACTGTAAAATATATGATTACCTATTTTCGTTACAACCTTTTGTTTATTCCAGCCAGGATTTACATAAACTGCATGGTAATACAATGCGTTTGTTTCTGCTATTTTATCATGTAAAACTGAAACTGTCAATGCTCTTTTTGCAATTAAATGAGATTCTTCCCATCTATACCGATCATGAATGTGTACCATTTCTTTGACCATACAAGTCCATGAAAATTGACACACGGTTCTTAAATTTTGATCCGTTGTTTTCTGATAAACAACTGAACATATATCTCGTGGAAAAATGCCACTATTAACACGATTCATTGTGACCTGTGCTACGGCTAATTTACCTTCATAAGATTCACCAGCAGATTCATAATAGATATTTTTAGCAAGGCATTCAATTTGTTTTAGATAATCTACCGATACTTGTTTCTGTGTTGCATTTGTAATAAACTCTCTCGATAGAGTTGGTGCTGTATATACTATTGTTAATACTGCTAATACTACTGCTAATGTGTTAAACTTCTGTGTGTTAAATTTAAACATCTTTCTTCCTTATTGATTGCGGCGGCCAAACATCTGACCGCCTTGGTCTCCAATTACGAATTCGTTTTCGATTTTATTTTAACTTCAGGTTGTGGAGTGGTTTGAGAAACGAATTGATTGAGAGCTTCCGCTTTCTTTACAATTTCATCTTCTGTGGGGAATGCCGGTAAGGCGGGGTAGTCAGGTGATGTTGTACCAGCAATTTTAGCTGCATCGACCTGTGTATGCCATTGCTGTTGTAGAGCATCACGTTTTGTGTGATAGTCATCAGTTAACATATCTTTGGCCATTTTTAAGAGTTCTAGCCGAATCTCATAAGGTGTCATACTCATTTACTTCTCCTTGTGTGTGTTTATGTGTATTACCAGCGGTTTGTGTGATGCTGGTGATTTATTTATCCAGGTGATTCTGTTGCTAAGTTCACCTGGCGAAACTCCGCTTACCTATTAGGCAGCAAGTGCATACTTATCGTTTGCGTTTAATTTAATTAGTGATTACGCCTTCTCTGGCGATTCTCCATTGTTCTAATTATTGCCATGTCGATTCTAAAACACCCCCATCAGAAGTATATTGCCACTTTTGTGTTTGCTACCGAAAACTCGGTTCGTCAATATACTTTTGGTGGAGGTGGTGGGAATCGCACCCACGTCCACAACAACTTTCAAACAACTTCTACGAATTAGTTTAATACAAAAAGTATTGTTAATACACCTACAGCAAATGCACAGGCGCCCATGTAGAAAGCAAAACTTCTTACTTTATATTCTTTTACACAATCTTTGTTAGGCATTACAGTATCCTTTCTAGTAACCAAATAACAAAAAGAAAACTTAAACCACCAGCCAAAAATTTTAAAGCCCCGTACTGTCTTTCGTTCTGCTCGGGAGTGCAGAGTTTTTTCCAATATTTGTTCATAGTGTCCTATTATAAGTGTTTATACTTATATAGGCAACCAGCTTAATTAATATTTACCACTTTTCTCATAATATGAAATGGCATTGACTAGGCCTGTGATATGGTCCTCGGTCTTTTGTTTGAATACGATAGGACTCGAATCCTCAACGGCCATGACGATAACCAAATCATGGATAGGTTGACCAATCAACTCCTCATACATCAAGGCGTAGGCAGATGTTTGCCAGAAGTAATCTTCAATGTCCTCATGGCTCTTAATTTTTTTGGATGTTTTAAAATCAATTACCGAAAGCACACCATCGAACTCAGCAATACAATCCACTCGGCCTGCCATCTTTAATTGTGTGGACCATAATGCTTGTTCTTGGTAATGAATATTGTTAATACGATTTAAATGCGGTTTGATTGATAAAAACATTTCATGTGCATCGGGCATAATATTACCTAATGATTCATTGTTTAAATATCGTTCACACAATGTATGAACATTTGTACCACGAGAAGTTGCTTTTTTGGTAATGGCATTGGCAACATCTTCACCCACTTTGTTGCGCCATGCCTGAAAAATATGTTTCTTTTGAGCACCAATGACTGTGGTGACCGATGGTAATTTTGTACCATCAGGTAGTTTATAAAACCGTTTACCATCAGGAAATGTTTCTGATGGTAGGTCTTGTAATACTTTTGGTGGGCAGTAATTAAACATTACCATTTTCCTATAGGGCATTTTACAAAAGGTAAATTTACTTTAATTGGCATATAACAATGGCATTGTGTGCATATTTTTATTTTAACTTTATAATTCTCACAAGTATTGCATATGTCTAATTTTGTATTTGCATTCATTTTACGTTACGTTATAGTTGGTTACATATTTCTCTTTAATAGCTTCAAAGAAGTCAATATCTTCTTGTGTTAGCTCCGCTTCTTCTATATCTTGCCTAAATTTTCTGGTGAAATCTTCTAACTGTTGAAATTCACCTTCATACTTAAAAAACTTTGTTATTTTTTTAGTATCGTAAGCATCCATTATAATATGATATCTAGGCTCATCGGAATCATTTCTAATTTGATGCCACAAATTCACCCAAACAATGTATGCTGATCCATCGGCCGGCATATGTAAATTTTTTCCTTGACATATATGAACACACTTTTTGTTTGTCCATAATGGTATGTGTATTCTGGCCATATAATCTGTTGTTTCAGCATCTTTGTGCACCAAGCTCTTACAATGAGGCTGTAAACAAGTTATTCTTACTCGCCTTGGTTCAAATCCCAAATCTTTCAATTTATCTACAACCTTTTTAATTTCTCCGACACAAGCTTGAGTTGGTCTATCGTGCTCCAAACTGTGAGCAATATTAAAATGTTTGTACGACTTCATAATCAATTCTCTTGTCGGTAGAAAATTTTCTAATTTTAATCCATGTTCATGCTGAACAACTTCCCAACCATCTTTCCAATCACCACGCCTACTCAAAATACTCCAACCACCAAACCCATGATAATTTTGTGTTTCAAATTCTTCACCTTGAACAACTTGATCACCTAGAGGAAAAACACTTTCTTCTACTTCTTTTCTTAATTTTTCAATATCAAATTGAATATCTAATTTTTCATACCACATTTTTTTGTTTTTCTTTCATTTCTATAAAATTGTTCAATAGATTAGTTGAAAATGTTTGCATATCGGTAGACAATGAAATTCTCATATTTTTAGATTTATTAACATCTACAGAATGTAAAACATATGATGGAAAAAATACAAGTTTTCCTGGTTTCGGTATTATTTTTTTAAATTTAGCTCCATTAACATTTTTATAAACCTCTTTGTCCCAATCTACACCACCACGGGGATCAATTAATAATAGGTCACCACAATCATCATCTGTTTGTATATAGTATGTTGCTGTTATTTTACTACCTCCATGATCATGTATTGCCATGGATTGTCCAGGTAAACTATAGTTAACCCAACCTCTTGTGTGATGAAATTCATATTCATCATAATTTTTTGCAACATAATCATAAGTAAGTTCTGTCACCATTTTAATTATATAATCATTTAATGATTTTACATAAGGTGTATTCATCACCCATATATTAGAATCTTTGATATTTTTAATTTTTTCATCTGTGTAAAAATATTTCAATTCACTTAATAAATTATCATTAAATTTTTCATCAAAATCTGTTTGTATTTCCCACACCGGTGTCACCCACCAATCATTACGAATTATATTCATAGACATCCAGTTTCTTTTAACATCTCACACACCGATTCATAATTATGTTTTCTTGTGCCTAAAGTTACGGCTTTTCTAAAAGGTTCTTCTTTATCCGATTCGACACTATGAATTTTCTTAACATTTAATACCCAAACTTCCATTGGTTGTGCCACGAAACTACCAACTTCTTTTAATTGCTCTTTTTTGTATATGAATCCATTTGTTTGATTTTTTATTTGAAATATCTGCAAATCATCTACCAAAGGTTCATAATATATCGTTTTACAGTTATCAGTTTCAATGTAAAAATTAATTGTGGTTAATATATCACTATCTGTATGTGGTGGTATATTTCGATTGATGGTCATAACAGTTAAATAAAAATCTTCCCAATATTTTTTAGGTAAAATCTTATACATTATTTCGGGTTCAGGTGACCATATCTTTTTATAATCTATACCTTTATTATCAACACCCGTAAACGTATTCAACCCCTGTGTAACGGCATATATGGGTTTAGAAAACTCATAATTTAACTTTGTGAACATTTCCATTCTTTAATTTTTTTCATTCGACTGGCCCAACTTTTTAATATTACAGTATTATTGGTGTTTTTGTCAACCACCTTTCGTAAATCGGTAGATAAAGATATACGTAAATCATTTGATTTATTCTCCGTTACACCATGAAGAACATATGATGGTGTAAAGACCAATTTACCTTCAATAGGTTTGATTCTTCGTTCTTTCACTACAGGCGTACCGGTTAAAGTGGTGTTTTTCCAATCAATTGCGTTGGAACTGTCAAATAGTACCAACTCTCCACATCCTTCTGGTGCTTGTATGTAATATGTGGCCGCAATAGCGGATTCTGTATGGCCATGTACTTCTAAACCTTCTCCCGGTTCATGCACATTAACCCAGCCAAAGAAGTGCTCACAACCTTTAAGGTTTAACATTCTGATTTCTGGAATTTGTTGGGTTATTGTTTTTGTAACAATATCAATAATTTCTTGTTTGATAATGTTTAGATTGGGCTTGTCATAATCCCATATGCTGTCTTTTGGTTTTTTATCTTGGCCAGTGGCGATGCCATAACCTATACTATAAATTTCGTCTAGTAGTTTTTTATTGAATTCTGCATTAAATTTTGTTTGAACTTCCCATATTGGAGATTTCCAAAATAAGTTTTGCGCATTTTGATACCAGTGAAACTTTTCACGGTCATTCAGTTGTTCTATTTGATTTCCACTCATCATATGCCATAATCAAAGGTTGTGCTTGCTCACGATTAATTCGAACTTCTGTACTCATTTCCGAAGCTGTGTTTGCTGTCTGCCATGGTGTGCCTTTGATGTGGTCCAATATCGGGTGATTGCCAGCATTTAATAATTCGGACAACACATTCACATGAGTTGTTAACATGGTAAAGACGTTTGCACGTTGTTCTTCAGGTAAATTTAGTATTGCATTGAAAAAAATATTGTTGAAGTAGTAATCAACATACTCATGCAATAAATCTCTCTCGATGACGATTTCATTTTCATTCATTGTATTTTTTCCTTATGAATAATTTATTATTAAATAATTTAACTATTTTAGAATAAATTTCTGCTGAGTAATATGTTCCCGCAAATGTAATCCAAATAAAATATACGGTCAATAAACCAACTGGTTTATTTTTATTTGGTAACTTACCTACCAAACGGCTAATTGGTCGACCAACACGCATCAATATACGGCCAATATCATTATCTCTATTCACAATATTCATAATATAAGCCATATGTTGCGACCAAGGAGTTGCTATACGGTGAGCCCACTTAATAAATTTTTGTTTTTCAGCTTTTTTACGTTCATCTTTGGACATCCAAAGCATAAAGTCCGGAGATTTGCCTTCCATGCCATCAACAATAACTTGAGCCCAACGAATATAACCAGCATAAACTTCTGGATCATTTTCTCTCAACCAATTACCATATTTTTGGTCAGCATAAAAAATATCATGGGGCATCATACCGAGTTGATATAATTTATGACAAATAATTTTTGAACAATTACAAGCTTGAGCATAACATTGAAAACTTGTACAATTATATGTTGGTGGCGGTTGTTGATTACAATTTCCTGTTTGTAACCATGATTGGCTATCACAATTTGCACAATTAATAGCTCCACAATTAGCACACACATGGCAATTTTGACTTTGATCACCGCATCCACAATTACAATTTGATGGGTCAACTACAGGACAATTTCCTGAAGCGCAGTTTTCACAGCAATTATTAATTCCCGTGCCGTTGCAATTTCCTGCAGTATTTTTTTGAAAATAACTTAGGCCATAAAATCCAGCCATATTAGGAGTACCTGGTCGTATAGACGGCAACACTAAATTGTTTAAAAAATTTAAATCACTAGAATATGTTGATGATTGACCAATTTCTTGATTAATTTGCGATACGGATATTGGTCCAGATGATGGTAATGTCATTTTTACGTCCTAATCTTTATTATTCAGTATTTATATTGTTTCTACTTTGGATTTTCCGTAAATTTCGACACCTTCAATCACACCAATCTTCTCACTAATTATTTTGATAGGTATAATTTTCTTTTTCAAATCTTCCTTATGTTCGTAAATTGTACCAAAAATATCTTGCCTTTCGAGTGGTAGACCATCACCTTTTATGAGTGTTGGTATATAACCTGTTATATCCTGTATAGCTAAAACAAAAAATGGTATGTTATCCGAATATGAATTTGCACAAGATATGTCCCAAAATTTTTCATCCAAAAACATACAGGCACCCTTACAAATATGTAGTACAGGACAACCAGAACATTCTTTACGGTTCGACCAATGTGTTGATGATTTAATTGATACATTATCATAATCTTCTAATGTACCTCCGTGATGCGACTCGCCATTTTTTGACATTTCAAGAGAACTTACGTTTTGGCACGTCATTACATTACCACGCAAATCTACAGCTAAAGCTTGTTCTTCATCCATGCCACATTTTTGACCTAAAAAATCCGATTTTCGGTGAGCAAGAACACTTTTGGTAAATTGAAACGTTTTTTCTTTTGGAATAGTGAATCCAATTTTGCCGCCTGTGGAAAATATGTCAGCAAAAGCCGTTCTTCGATATTCAAAATGGTCTTTTTTTGTTAGTAAAGAATTTGAAATTCCTTCTTCATCGTAAGCATCTACGATACCTCCTTCACCTAGTGTTACAAATTCATCACCAGTTAAATTCACAAACCATTCATAAACTTCTTTACGACTTCTATTTTTTGCGTTCATCATAGGATTAAAACTTATTACTTTACCCAAACGTTTCATCATTCTATAAAAACCCAATATTCTTTCTTTTTGTTCAGGATCGTCAAACGGATCTGGCCCACGAACTGATTGACCAGGTCCATCATGTGAAATGGCCACATCAAAATCATACATCATCAACCAATCAATAATATCATCTGTAAGAATAGATCCGTTTGTAATAACAGAAAATCTTGGTTTTCTTTCCCAATTCTCAAATTTTTCTGCCAACAATTCTGCTAGTGGTTTCATTGTTTTCCAATAAACAAATGGTTCACCACCCCAAAATTCTATTTTCAATCCTTTACTTTCATCAAATTCTAAAACTTCTAATTTTTTCATAAAAGCATCAATGTCTTTTTTAGATGTTTCAGGCATACGTTCAACAAATTTTTGTGAGCAATAATCACAAGAATAATTACAACTTAATCCCATTTGAATTTTAAGTGTTGTGATTAACTTTGATTTCTTTAAAGGATTGTTTTTATTAAATGCTTTATATGGTTTTGTGTATTCTTTAGGAATTTCAATTGGTTGCGGATATTCATATACGATACCATTGGCGTCCTTTAAAATATTGCTCATGTTATCATAATAAAATATTTTCTTATCATCTTTTGATTTTTCAGCGTGTATTTCAAATAACATTATTTTTCCTGTAATCTTTTAATTGGTCGACTTCTCTTTGTAACTTTATATATTCTATCAATTCCTGCCGAATTTTTTCCTTGTTTTGATATTCGTAATATAGCCGCTGTTGTTTTGACATCATTCTTTTTTTGCTCATTAAAACTCCTATCGTTATTATTATATTTTGGAATTTTAGAAGCGGATTCTACAGGATTAACTTTGTCATTATCTGGCCTCCTGATGTTAAGTAGAAGTGGAAGTTGATTGTTCACTATTACCATTCTCTAGGCAACTTTGTCTTGTGTGATTTGTGTAGTGTATTTCCTGGTACCGTATCTTTAATTCGTTGTATGACACCTTTCTCAAAGGCAGAATCGGCAGTTTTGGTACGAGGAACATTCATACGACCCACGTCACCAAAAACTGGTAGGTTCTCGGCTGAATGGTATCGTTGTAAATGTGGATTTGATTGTATGAATTCATCTAACACCGTATATGACATACGGTGTTCTTCGATTGTGTTTGTTTCTTTATTTAAA